TGTTGACTACAAGGAAGTCGTAGTTTTTCCCGGTAACGGTTCCATTGATAAACTCCATCGTACCGCCCTGTCCGAGCATTTGTTGCAATATGGGTGTAGGCATTTTTTAGCGTTTAATTGTAAATGTAGATTAGACTGGAATTTCACAAACCGAATGGCCGTAAGGGATTTCAAAAGTCATCGTCGCCTGCCACCCTGCCGTGCGGTCGTCCCGGCTCTCTACAAAGCGTGTAAGGCTCACGCTGGATGAGAGGGTCCAGTCCTCGTTCGGGTCGTTTGTAAGCGACGATATAAAGTCCTGAGCGATTTGCAGTTGGTCGCTTAGGACCTCGTCCTCGTTATCCTGCCAACCCAGCGTAGGGCTTCCCGAAACCACTCCGCCCATCGGCTTGATGGACTCCACCCTGTCGCTAAAATAGACACCGACCACAAGGTCCAAAGTACCAGCGTCAGTATTTGCAGACTGAACGTCCGCAAACACGAGCGGATAGACGATGCGCTCACGGCTTGGGGTTCGAAGATTTATCGTGTTGTCCGTGCCTACCGCAAGAGGGTCGCCCGTCCCGAAGGAGTTGACCTGTGGATGGTTGTTGGCAAGGTCCAGCAGGGCTTGCTTGATTTTTATCCAAGACATAGTTTTGCAGTTTCAGTATGTTCTTCTTGTGTGCGCCCATCGTTAGCAGTCATTACACGCCCCGAATTGACCGTAAGGGTAGGGGTAGTCCAAGTTGCTGATTCCCATTCTTCGGTTGCGGTCCAAGACCATCCCGGTGCGATAGTTGGTAGCGTTCGGGTAGATGGTGTCCAAAGCAGACGGAGGCGAGTTCCACAAGGGATAGGAGTTGCGGTTCTCCATGAGGTAGCGAGTAATCCGCTCGGAATACCACTCGGCATCGTTCTTGACCTTATCGGTCAGCCGTGTGATTTCTTCCATGCTCATTTGGGAGGACTCTTCGCTTGTTCTGCGGACCATGCCTTTGTTCATGTACTTGAAGGCCAACACCATCGGCAACTCGTAGTAAAGCCACTGAATCATAGCCGGCTGAATGTAGTCCTCCAAGAGCGTTTGGTTGAGTGCAGACGTTGAACCGCTGACCACCTGCGTAACCAATTCCCCGTAGAGTGCAGAGCCAACGATGGGCTGAATCCGCATCTCCTGCACCTTGATGACCGTTGGGCGTATCTGCGTGTAACTGACGTTCTCGTTGATTATAGAGTTGTCAAGAAGCGTTTCTTCGCTTATAAAGAGTGCCTTCATGCCTTGCTGATTTTATTGCCTTTGCGGATTACCAACTGCTGCTCCCATACGTGCCTGCATTGCGGGCGATTCACTCCGCTGGGCGTGTGATACCAACCGCCTCTGCGATTCCATACCGAATATCCCATGATTGCAGAAATCCCGTCGATGTCCTCACGGGTGTAAACCTTGCCCTGCCCCGCCAAGTCAAGCATCACCTTGCAGAACTCACGGCTGGAGCCTTTGTCCTTGTTGCTAAATCCTGTGGCCCATGCGTACTTGTAGCGGACCTCAAGTACAGGCTCTGCAACTTCCTTCACGCCCTTGGGCAGGTTCTGCTCGGCAATCTTGTCGACGGCCCTGCTGATTGGGTAGCGGTCCTTGGTGATTAGGTAAGCGACTCGCTTGGCGACCTTGGCCTTGCTGACCCCAAATTCCTTTGCCATTTCTTCAACGCTGGCTTCCCGGTTCTTCTTGCGATACGCCTCAATCTTCTTGTCCAGTTCCTTCTCTTCCTCTCCCAGTTCGGCAAAGGCCAAGCGGATGTTTTCGTCTATGTTGGAGTCAAACCGCATCGGCTTAGAGTGCATGACATGGTAATCGTCTGCATGGCAGCCGAACTTACTTGCAACGACCTCCAAGACCTTAAATTCTTCGTCGCCCCATCCGTAGTCCTCGTCGTCATCTTGGCCCCATTGAGGTTCGCTGAACTCTTGGGACTGCACTCCGAGCATCGTGTCAATCTCTTGAGCAGATAGGCCGAAGCCGGCTGACAACATGGTACGGGCCATCTCCAGCGTGATTTTCTCCTGCATATACTGACGCACGATACGCATCAGGTTTTGGTACTCACGGCCTGACAACTTCTTGATGTTGTCATTGCTCTGCAATGCTTCCACGGCTTGCGGTTGCTCGTCGGGTTGGGGGTTAGGTCCCACAACGTCGGCAGGTTTCTCAAGCGGTTGCAGACCTGCTTTCTCACGCAGTTCGTCTTGGGTCATAATCTGCAACAAGGCTTGTTCGCTTAGTCGCTCCGTGATGGGTTCCACTGGGATCAGTTCCATCCCTTCGACTCCGTTGAACGAGCCGAGGTAGTTTATCATCCGCTCCACTTTGCGCACTCGGTCGTTGACATAGGTGGCCTTGAATAGTTCGTAAGCCTCGACCAATTCGTTGCGTCCACCCAATTGCCCCTCGGTCTTCACCCCGAATAGCATGGGGTTGGTTACACGGTGGGCGATGAATATCTCTTGCTGGATGGCTTTGTTCAAAATCTCGAACTGCTTATCCATGTCGCTCGGTGTGAGCGGTTCCAAAGTCGGAGCCTTGGCTGCATCGTCGTTGAATGTAACCACGAAGCGACCAGCGTTGTCCGTTCCTGAAAACTTACGTTTGATTTGCCTCTCGATGTCGCCTTGCTCTTCGGGGGTCGGAATCCCGTTGTTGAAGTTGATTAGGTAACCGCCCCAAAAGTTGTTGCGCAGGTTGTTGTTGTGGAAGTTTGCGACCTGTACGTCTGCCTCAATCCAAGCGTTCCCTCCGATGTATTCGGGGAGCGGGTAGTGCTTCACGCCTGCTGCATAGACCCTGTAATAAAACAACTGCTTTCCGAGGCGGTTCTCCGGGTCGAATGCAGGGATTTTCTCGATGTCCCCGACCTTGGGGAACAACTGCATCATGTCGTCGTTGTACCAGTCAGCCACCTGAAACATCTTTTCTTCCTTGTCAACCCGGATTTTCTCAAAGGGAACATGCTCCATCTTCGCAATCGTGCCAAGTTTGGACCAAGTAACCGCAACCGCAAAGCCGTTGAAAATCTCTAAGTCCAAGACCAGTTTCTCGGTGATGTCGTTTAAGTCCTCGGTGCTGGAAAGTCCGTCGAAGAACTTGATAAACCGGGCCTGCTGCTCCACGGTCAAGTCATCCCCTGCCTGCCATCCTCCGCCCATGATGTAGTTCACCTTGCCGTTGACAATAGCGTTGTGCTTGCTGCTCCTGCGATAGTTGTCAAGGAGGTAGTAGGGGTATTCGTTCGCAAAGCCGTAGGTGATGTACTTGCCGGACCTGTTCTCCAGCATGACGGGGACCTTGTGTTCTATCCCCAACCATTGGGTGAAGTGTTGAGTAGATTTATTACTCATAGCGTGTGAGCATTAAAACTGATGGATGAGATGGTAATCGTCCTAACACCATCAATTGAAGTTACATAGATTGAAAATTCATCATTGGTATTTGCTATCAAAAAGGTTTCCAAAACTACTTGATGGCCTTCGGTATGGCTTAAAGTAACTCTTGCTTCAGATGAGCCAATTTGTACGTCATTTTTGTAAATAGCCCAAGCGTAATCATCGCCATTTGCCCCCGAAAAAGTTAGATTTGCACTCACCCTAATTGCAGCGGATAGCGTCCCCGTGTAGGTGATTGATGGCCCCGCACTTGTTGCAACTCTCGAAAAGTTGTTGGTTGATAGAATGTTGTTGCCTGTTGTAATCAGTAATTTGGCAGCAGTATTATTGGTCGTTACAAATGACCTATCAGCAGCCGTAGCAACCGAAGCATATCCACGCTCGATATCAAGCGTTGCGGTGTCGGCAAGGTCGTCGAATAGACCACCCACACGGGATGCGGTGTTCGCCCCGGCAGCGGTTTCGTTGGTGATGGTTAATGCACTCGCTTGGAGTTGGCTTCGTGTTTGTACGCTCATTAGTTGAATGTTTGGTCAAAAGTTGGGTCGAATATGCCCCCGGCATAGACGCTGTAATTGATTGAATTGGCGTAGGTATTGAAGCCTATCGTTGCGGTTTGTATAAACGCCAAGCCCGTTTCAACCACCGCAAGGGCTGCTGAAACCGTGCTATTGGTATCGTAAACTTCGTAACGATACGAGCCTGTTTCAAGCGACCCCACGGCAATCTGAAATTGGTCATAGCGGTTGGTATAGGATGACAGGTTGGCGGATTTCAGCAGGGTGAAATCGGTCGTGGTGTTCTTTGCGATGCTCGTGAGTCGCAAGATGTAGCGGTCCCCCGTACTGGCTCGCTCGGTCCAAGTAACGGTAATCGTGTTGGTTGTGTCAGGGTTCAGGTAAAGCATCTACCCCTAAATGTACCGACCGCCCTTATTTCACAATTTGCGCCCAATCTGCCTGTATAGTTCGGCCCGCTTCTTGGCGGTTTGGGCCACGTTGAACTGCTTCTTGATGTCCCGTGTGAGGTTGTCAGCCAAGCCCTTACGCAGGTCGGGGTCAAGGATTAACTGCTTGATGTATTTGTACCAGTCCTTTGGTTTGTTGTAAGGCACGAGAAACCCGTTCTCCCCGTGCTTGATTACGTCGGTGTAGGGGATGGTTTCGCTTGCGATGATGGCCTTGTTCATCCACCCTGCCTCGACAACCTTTAACTCGGACTTCAGTTTGTTGAACTTGGTATCTCGCAAAGGTGCAAGGGTTACGTTCACGAAGTTGTAGCCCCCGACGTAGGAGTAGATGTCCGCTGCTTGGATTCGTCCGTAGTTCGGGTTGTTCCCTTGGTCGCTGATTATCTTTTCGTAGCCTTCATAAACAGGATTATTGTCGTTCCACCCTCCGAGATAGAGGCGGTACTTGCCATCCAAGTTTGCGTCCCAGCGTAACTTCTGCATCCCTTCCCGGAGCAACTCCATGTCTTCCCCGTGCTGCGCACCTCCGAACCAACCGAACTTGACGAGGTGCTTGTCGGGTTCTTCGTCAGGGTTGGGAATGAACTGCTGATACGCTTCGTATGGTTCGTTTTGCAGGATGCTCACATTCGCATTTAGAGGCCGTATGCGAGCAGCAAGATGCTCGGTGGTACAAGTTACCCAGTCAGCCAATTTGATGTGCTTACGGATGACCTCTGCGAGTTTGGTTTGGTGATAGTGGCGGTACATGATGTGTCCGCTCTCAAGGACCCAGTAGTCGTCCAAGTCAAGGATGACTTTCGCCCCGTATTGGGTCAATGCTTTGTAGACGTTCTCCACCTGCTCCATCGTCCCCTGACACCAAAGCCTGCTGAACAGGAACAGGTCTATTGAACGAAGCCCCTCGTCGCTGATGGTCGTGATATTCTCAACGCACACATAGTCAAACTCCGGGTAGTTGTCGCCAAGGTATGCGTTCGGCATTTCAAGGCGGTAGAAACTGCACCCGGTTGGATGGGCGTTGTAAACAATGCAAATCTTCATGGCCGTAAAAATAAGAAGGGCAGCCATTGCTGACTGCCCCTCCCAAACCTCAGATGATGAAAACCTAAGTCAAAGATACTACGAGCCGAGTATCTGTGCAGACGACGGTGTAAAGACTGTTGATGCGATTGAGAACATCGGGTCAGGCTCCATCCCGGAAAGCGTTATTTCGTAGCCGTTTCGGTCGCCAAATGCAGTACCACTTCCAGCGGTTCCAGCGGTTGCCTCAAGGCCATTTATAGCACCCAGCAACCAGTAACGACTGTTGTTGTCTTGAACGATCACGATGACTTTACTACGAGCGAGCAAACGGAGTTCATTGCGTACTGCGACTTGCAGTTTGTTGATGGTGAACGTTACTTCGGGGGTGTAGAAGATTGTGCCATTCTCCATGCTTGCGTTCAAAGTTTCGGTCATGGATGACGTGGCTTTAGTCAAGTCGTACTCGAAGAAGCCACCCGAAGCGTAACCCGTGAACCCCGTAACCGCACCTGAAAGGTTAGCGTTGCAGGACCCGGTAGAAATCCAGTTTTGGACGTAAATTGCTTTGATGCCACCGACTGAATCACGGCAGCCGAGTGTGTAACCAGTTGTTAGTGCGCAGGACATATGTGTATTTGGGGTTTAAGTTTCAAGAGAACAAAAAAGTGAGGGGAGGTTTCCCTCCCCCCTACACATTAGGTCAAGCGGAAGTCAACAACCAAGTCGGGGTAAGCGATTTGGACACCTGCTTTGAAGGCTGCTTGGAAGCGGACTTCGTCGTTGTCTTTGCTGAACCAAATCGAGAACTGCTCCTCGTCGCTCAAAAGGTCGGTTCCGTAGAAGAAGTTACCGAGGTACGAAGAAACGATGCGGTTAGTTCCAGTCAAGCCGGGGACCGCAATGACACGGACATTCGTGCCGGGGTACATGATGTCACCATCCGCAAGGCCAGCCAAGTCGACTTGGTTGTACATGACGTTAGCGGTTGATTTGAACGCACCAAGCAACGTGCGGAAGTTGTCCCAGCCACAGAAGATCACGAGATCAGTCTTGGTCAAGATGGCCTGTGGAATTTGGTTGTAGATGCCGTCGAAGATGGCGATTGCGTTGCTTGTAGTGATACCAACGGAGGCCGAAACCGCTCCTGTGTTACCGCTAATAGTTGAACCCGATGCAGCGTTCAACAACTGGTTGACACCGCTGAAATAAGTGTTGCCCTTCCAAATTGCATTTTCCAAAGCCTCTGCGATGCGGAGAGCCTTCTGCTCGGAGAAAGCCTGCTCGAAAGGAACACTCTCGTAGTTAGAGCCAGCGGTCAACTGGGTCTGCATCCAATACTGCTCCAAGGAACGAGGACACAAGGTTTCTTGCACTTTCATACGGCCAACGGTGATATTCCGCTGGGTGAAGGCAGTCGTGCCTGAAGTTGTGTAACCGCAAGCATCACCGCTCTGCAATTGTGCATCGGTGTCCATGAGGTTGAGGGCAGCAGCGAACTTGATGCCCACCTGCTTGGTGAACAGGGCTGCTGAACGGGCCGAGAACACGGCCTTGGTGATGAGAGGAAGCCTCTCTTGGTCGGTGTAG